CGCTCATCCGGCCCGGCTTCTCGACCAACACGGACAAGGCGGGCCGTGTGCGCTATTACCCGCCTGAGACGTTGCGCCAGGCGGCCAAGATCTTCGAGGGCACGCGCGCTTATGCCGACCATCCGCGCCGCTCGGATGAGAAGGAGCTGCCGGAGCGCAGCATACGCGATCTGGTCGGCTATTACGCCAATGTGTCCGCCCTGGATGACGGACGGCTGGTCGGAGATTACAAGGTCGTGGGCGAGGCGCGGCAATGGCTGTGGCCGCTCATCACCGAAGCCGTACAACACAAGCCTGATCTGGTGGAACTTTCCATCAATGCGCTGGGCAGGACCCGCCTGGGCGAGGCTGAGGGAAGAGCCGCAATCATCGTCGAGAGCATCGTGGATGCTAACAGCGTGGACGTGGTGACGACCGGCGCGGCCGGCGGGAGTTTCGCGGGCGCGCTGCTTCATTCGGACGGCGGCGACTGGACGGGGAAACTGCTCGCCGCGCTCTCCTTCGACGAATGGCGCGCCGCGCGCCCAGAGTTTATCGAGCAGCTCAAGGGGGAATGGAAGACCGTGCGCGAGTCGGAAGCCGCGCAATCGCTCAAGCAAGAACTGATGGAAGCCAAACAAAAAATCGAGCAGCTTTCTGCCGCGAGCCGGGCCGACGACTCCGAGCTGGCGAATCTTCGCCGGGAGAAATTGGCCGACGGGCTGCTGGCCGAGAGCGGCTTGCCCCACAAACTGCGGGCGGCGGTGCGCCCCGAACTCTTGACCTGCGCCGACGAAGCCGGGATGAAGACAGTCCTCACGCGGGAAAAGGCGAAATACGACAGCCTGCCGCGCGTCCCGGTTTCGGTCAGCGGCGCGGGCCAGAAGTCCGGCGGGCCGCCAGACGCCGCGCCGCAACCGGTTCATCCGGCGGTCGCGCTCATGGGATTAGACGAGAGCGCAATGCCGCAACCAGGAGAATCGGCGGAGGAATACCGGCTGCGTAAAATACGCGGCCAGTAAGGGCAGGGTAATCCTGCCCCAACATCGCGGAGCCGTGAGCCGGACGATGAGAAAAGGATACGGCTATGGCAACTGCGATTTTAGGCAATCCCAACCTGTTCCCGACGGACACGATCATCTACGGTAGCGGGAACGGGACGAACATTCTCACAAAGGGGGACTGGGTGCAATGGTCGGGCGGCGTCATCGTCGGCCTGAACACCCAGGCCAGCCCCGCCTTCCGGCTCTCCGGCATCGGCGTGGCGCTCGACCACAATCCGAAATACGACGACCTGGGCCGGGCGATCAACAACAGCGCGCTGCCCGTCCTGACGCACGGCGTGCTGCGCGTCTCCGGCGGCTCGGCGGCCTCGCTGACCGGCGCGCCCGGATACGGCGCGGCGGTCTATCCGGCCTCGACCGCTTCAGGCATCGTCGGGCAGACGGGCGCGACCGGCGTCGGCGGCGTATGGCTGACCGCGCCGCGCCAGGCCATCAGCGCCAACCCGACCGGGGCGGTAGCCTCGGGCGTCGCCAAGCTGGTGCGGATCGTCGCCGCGGGCGACATCACCGCCGCGCAGTGGGACATCCTGTTCGACGCGCGCAATCTCGCGGTGGACTATTACTAGGCCGAGGAGATGAGACCATGAATACACAGAAGATCATCGAGATCCTCGACCCGCAAGCCGGCAAGATCCGCGAAACGATCGGGCAGCATTACACCGGCCCGGCGCTGGACGTCGAGCAGCTTTTCGCCGCGCGCCGCAACGGACACCGGATCACGCTCCAGGAGGCCTCGACCACCAACGAATTCCCGGTCATCCTGCGCGACGGCATCCGCTCGATCACGTTCGACTCTTATGCCCGCGTCCCGACCACCTGGCAGGAATGGGCCATGACCATGCCCTCCGACAAGCAGGCCGAAAACTGGGCCGAAGAGAACGACATCGGGGAGCTGCCGGTAGTGCACGAAGACACGCCCTTCCCGGAGGCTAAGCTCGATCTGGATCGGACGCTCGAAATCCGCAACCAGAAACGCGGCCTGATCATCTCCGTCACTGAAGAGATGATCCGCTTCAACCGCCTGAACATCCTGAAGCGGCACGCCGAGAAGCTGGGCCGCGCGGCGGCGCGCACGCGCGAAGTGGCCTGCTACTCGGTTGCCACGGCCGCCGGGAACTACAACCGCACGACCGCCGACAACGACATCGGCAACAATACGGCGGCCACGACTTTCAGCGCGACCGGGTTGAACACGGCCTTGACCACGCTGCGCACCATGAAGGACCGCAAGACGGGGAGTTATCTGGGCGTCAACCCGGACACGCTGCTCGTCACGCCGCGCCTGGAAATGGCGGTCAAGCAATTGCTTTTGTCGCCCTTCCTGATCGGGCCGAGCGACGTCGTCACGGCGCAGACGTATGGTACCGGCACCACCAACCCCTTCCGGGGCGTGGTCAACCGCATCATCGTCAGCCCGCGCGTCGGCTCGTCCTACCAGTGGGTGCTGATGGAAGCCAAGCAAGCCGTAATCCTGCAGGAAGTCGAAGGGCTGCAAATCCTGCAAGAATCCGCCGGTCGCGTCGAGCACGAAGGGTATTTCGTCTACGACCACGTGCGCTACCGCGTGCGCGATTGGTACGGCGTCGGCATGCTGAACGATCGATACGCGTACTTCAGTTCTTCGACGACTGCTCCGGCGGTTGACTAACTGGAATAGGGATTACCACGGGGAGCGACCGTAGGTCCGGCTCGCTCCCCCCGTTTGGAGAAAAACAGAATGGCCGATAAACTCCCCGATCACGTCAAGCTACAGAAATTCGTGGAAGCGGCGCTCAGCAACCCGCAGCACCCGGTCTACCGCCTGGGGCTGACGCATTCGCCCATGCTGCAGCACTACGCGGTCAACGTCTCGCTGATGGCCTCGCTCAAACCAGAGGACTGGTTCGCGCAGTATCCGAAATACACCGAGCAGTTGACCGAGGTCATGCGGCTGTGCGAAGCCGAAGGACCGGAGAGCGGCGCGCCTGCTCCCTTGACGCAGGCCGATCTTGACGCGCTCAAGGCGAAGATCGCGGAACTGGAAAAGCGCGTAAACCTGGCCGCCGCGCCCGCTGCTCAGGAGACTGTACCGGAGACTCCCGCCGATGACACAAGCGACGGTGGGTGAGATCAAACATTTCACCGCGACCATCGCCAGCGGCGCGCCGACTTCCAGCGCGTTCTTCCTGGGCGGATACCGCGCTTTCGGCCTGCTCATCCCGGTGCTGACCAGCGCCGCGGTTGGCTGGCTAGGTGAGAACACCGGCGGCAGTTGGACACTCTTTCGCAATACTGCCGGAGCGCAGTACAGCGCCGCCACGCCCGGCGGCACGGGCGGGATGCTCCTGGGCGCGGAAGGCTTGTCTTTCCTGGAAGGCTATCCGGGACAGGTGCGCGTCTCGGCCAATGCGAACCAGGCCGCTGACCGGAATTTCGTCTGGTATCTCAAGGGCTAAATGGCGCTCACGACCGCGCAGCAGGTGCGGCTGAGAATTTCCGACCGTTGGCGTTGGGCGGAGGAATATCGCGGCGGCGACGGGACGGCACTGAAGTTCAAGCTCGGCCAGGGCGCGCCGTTTAGCAATCTGTCGGCGCTTTCGGCCTTCGTGCCGGTCGCGGCGGGCTGGAGCGCGACCGGCGGAACGTTCGACACCGGCTTGGGCCTGGTGGAATTCTCCGGCCTGGTCAGCGCCAATTCCGCCTGGCGCGCGGAGTATCAGTGGGCCGTGTTCAGCGACGAGGAGATCGGCCAGTTCACCGCCGCCGGCGCGACCATCGCGGGCGCGGCGCTGGAGGCCGTGCGAACGCTCATGTTCGACTCACTGCGGCGGGCGAAGTGGGCCGCGCCGGACGGCACGGAATACGACGACACGGCGGCCATGGCGCAGTTGCGCGCCATGCACGCGCTGCTCCTGGACGAGTCGACCCGCGACGACGGCGCGCAGGGCGGGATCGAGAGCTGGGCCGAGCAGCAGCAATACTGGTCGTCGGAATATAGCGGATGAGCCGTCCTGACCCGGCGCGCATCCAGCGCAACGCGCTGGACGTGATCGGCAACGCCGGCGAGACGGCGACCGTGCGCCAGTACATCAGCGGCGTGACCGGCACGCCAAAATTCGGCGCGGCGACGACGTTCAACTACGTCGAGCGCACCGTCACCGGGCTTTTCGCCAGCACGCTCTTCGGAGCGCCGCGCCCGAACGAGCGCGACCTGGCAGGCGGGCAGGCGCAGAACGCCGACATGCTATTTACCACGCTGAGCGCGCTCGGCGCGCAGGACGAGATCGTTTGGCGCGGCACGGCCTACCGCGTCGCGGGCGCGGCCATGCCTGAAAATCTGGGCGGGCGCGTGTTGTTCCGCCAACCGCTGCGGCTGGCGAGCAAAACCGGGTAAGTACGGGCGGGATGACCCCGCCCGCTAGGAGCCAAAGAGCCATGAAAAATCTGAATCCCCAAACACAACAGCCCTATAAAATCCTGTGGTTCGGCGACCTGGTGGCCCCAAGCGGCTTCGGGCGCATCGGCAACGAGGTCCTGCGCCGCCTGCACCAGCGCGGCTACAGCATCCAGGCCGCGGCGCTTAATTACACCGGCTGGCCGCACGATTTCCCCTTTCACGTCTGGCCGCTCGGCGGGCAGGATATTTGGAACTCCCTGGTTACGATCGTCAACACGACCCGGCCCGACCTGCTCATTTCCTGCCAGGACTTCCCCTATCATCAGACGCTATGGAACGCCTGCCGGATCGATTTTTCCCGCGTCAAATGGGTCTGGATTACGCCCATCGACGGGACGCCCGTTCATCCCGACTGGTTGAAAATGGCCGATTACGCCGACGGCGGGATGGTCATCTCGCGCTTCGGCGTCGAAGCCCTGCGCCAGTCTGGGAAGCGCGCCGCGCTCTGTCATCCGGGCGTGAACTTGCAGGAGTTCTATCCGGCGGCGGACGACGAAAAAAAGACGCTGCGTGAGAAGGCCGGTTACGACGCGGGCGATTACGTCGTCGGCGTCGTGTGCATGAACCAGGGCCGCAAGGCCATCCCGCCCATGCTCGAAGCCTTCCACGAATTTGCGCGCGCCAAACCCGAAGCGCGCCTGTTCCTGGACATGGACAAGGTGAGTCCGGCGGGTTGGGACGTTCCTACGCTGCTGAAACAAACCGGCTGGACGGAAGCCGAACAGAAGCGCGCAGATTACCGCCAGGATTTGTTCGAGCGCACGACCGACGCGGCCAGCGGCGCGTCGCCCTTCCACCCGCTGCGCTCTCGCTACGCGCTGATGGATGCGCACATGGTCATCAGCCACCGTGAGGGCTTCGGCCTGCCGCTGGTGGAATCGATGGCCTGCCGCGTGCCGACGCTGGCGCTGGACTGGTGCAGCGGCCCGGAGATCGTCGGCGAGGGGCGGGGAATGCTCGTCAAACGGCTGGCCTACATGGAGCATGGCACCTGGGGCGGCGCGCGCGACGCCTTCCCGGACGTGTCCGATCTGATCGAAAAAATGGAAATGCTCTACGCCGATCGCGCATTGGCGGCGTACACGGCCGAGCGCGGCTACGAGTGGGCGATCCGGCAGACATGGGACGTGACCGCCGACCAGGTAGAAACTGTGCTACAATCGGCGTTGAAGCGCGAACGAAAGGACAAACCGAGCCATGAGCCTGCCCCAAGCCCTGCCCCTGACGCCAACCAACTTAGCGATACACGCGGCCCCGCGAGCCGCCCCGGTGATGGGCGCGAGCCTGAGATTGTCAATCGTGATCCCGGCCTACAACGACCTGAAGGCTCTCATCTTGTGCCTGAAATCGCTGGTAGCGACGGCGGGCGCGGAGGGGATGGCCGGCCGGATGGAAATCCTGGTGCAGGATGACGCCAGCCCGGACGTCGACCTGACCGAGATCATCGGCCCGCCGGCGCAGGTGGCGCGCAATCCGCGCAACCTGGGCTTTGCCGGCAATTGCAATGCAGGCGCGGCGCGCGCCGGGGGCGACGTGCTGTTCTTTCTGAACCAGGACACGCAGGCGCAGCCCGGCTGGTTCGGGCCGCTTATGGGGATGTTCGACGAACGCGCCTACGTGGGCATCGTCGGGCCGAAACTCGTTTTCCCGCTCGGCCCGAATGGGACGGGCGCATTACCCGGTTTGACCGCGCCGCGCCCGCCCGCGTATTCCATCCAATCCTGCGGCGGACTCTACGACGGCGGCAAAGGCCCGTTCCATCGCTATATTGGTTTCGCCGCCGACGATTGGCGCGTGAATATTGCCGAGCGCGTCTCCTGGACGACCGGCGCGGCGCTGGCGATCCGAAATAATCTGTTTGCTTCAGCGGGTCTGTTTGATATTGGTTACGGACGCGGCTATTTTGAAGACGTGGATTTGTGCGAGCGCGTGAAACTGCGCGGCTTTGAAGTCTGGTACTGCCCGGAAGCCGTCTTCACGCATCGAGTCGGCGCATCCAACGCGGCGACGGCGGAAAGTTTCCGCGCCAACTCATTACGCTTCCACGAAAAATGGGATCGGCGCATTACGCCGGACACCTCGATAATCCATGTGGCATATTGATGTGAGCGCCATAATGTTCTATACTATAGGAAGTGCTCCGGCGATGCGGAAACATCCCGGAGCGTGGCTGAACCTACACGAGAAGTCCAGCATGATTGATTCTATCCCGCATTACAAAACCTGCAAGGACTGTTCCCGATCACTTCCTGCTACAACCGAATACTTTTCACCATGCCGGAAGGGTGACAAAGTATGGCTTGCATCATATTGCAAGCCATGTACAGCCGCTCGGACAAGAATTTGGAATGCAAATAACCCTGAGCGATCTAAGGCAAGAGCAAATCAGTGGTATCAGGAAAATAAAGAGCAGCATCGAGCGAACGCAAGACGTTGGGCAGCGGCCAACGTAGATAAGGTTCGTGCCATTACTTTGAAATGCAAGTGGAAGCATATCGAAAGAAGCCGTGCTTATTCGCGTGAGTATGCCAGAAATCATCGGGAGCAAAAGAAAGAGGCTGATAAAAATCGCAAGGCTAATAACCCGGAAAGGGCCAAAGAATTATCCCGACTCCGGTATCAGCGAAACCGTGATACCTATCTGGCCCGTACAAGGAACTACCGCGCACGCAAGCGCGAGGCGGCTGGCACACATACAGCAGCAGATACCAAGAAACAATACACAATGCAAAAGGGTTTATGCTGGTGGTGTAGTTACGAATTGGGGCAGCAGTACCATGTTGACCATCGCATACCGTTAGCGCGGGGTGGCAGCAATGGCCCGGAAAACATTGTGATCAGCTGCCCGTCCTGTAATACTTCAAGACGAGACAAACTGCCTCACGAATGGAACGGACGGCTTTTATGACTTCGCTCCGCATCCTCATCACCTGCATCCACTATCCCGTCGCCTCGGGCCGCTACATGGCGCGCGCCTTCCGGCGGCTCGGCCACGACGTGCAGACGGCGGGCCATTCAACCGGGACAAAAATCTGGGGGATGGAAGTGGACGAACGATACGTCTGGAAGCCCGATTGGGAAGATGGCTTTGCTCCCGGAACGCGCCGAACATTCCATCCCGATTTAGTCATTCACGCCGAATCTGCCTATGCCGGCCATCGGATCAATGGCGTTCCGCTCATCCTGTGGGGCATGGATAACCACGTGCGCGATTATGCTAGCGCGGATTACGACGCTATGTTCTTCGCCCACTCCTGGGGCGCGCGCTCTTCCGAGCCGAACGCCTACTGGCTGCCGCCGGGTTATGATCCAGAAATGCATACCGACTTGGGCAGGGAGCGCGACATTGACGTGCTGATAATTGGCTATCCCTACAGCGAACGGGTGGAGATCCTGGCTGCGATGGATGCCAGCGGACTAAAAAATACGGTGGGCATGCTGGGCCCACTCTTCGACGAGTACAACGCGCTCTACAACCGCGCCAAGATCGCGTTGGTACGGAGCTCCTACGGCGATCTGACGACGCGCTTTTTCGAGAACATGGCGCAGGGATGCTGCGTCCTGGCCGATACCGCGCCGGACATTGACCGGCTGGGCTTCATCGCCGGGACGGACTTCTGGCCCTATGCTTCCGCGCCCGAGGCCGTCGAAGCGGCGCACGCGCTCCTGGTGAATGACCGCTGGCGCTCGCTGGCGGCGGCGGGCAAGGAAAAGGTCAAATCGTACACCTGGGACGCGCGCGCGTTGGAACTCCTGCGGCGCGTCCGAGAGTTAAAAATAGCATGAAGCTAAATCTCGGCTGCGGACGCGTGATCTTCCCGTTGGAGCGCGGCGCGCCTTCGCCCTATCCCGCGCATCTGGACCCGCTGCCGGATATTTGCTACGAGCCGGGCTGGGTCAACGTGGACAAATTCCTTATGCCGGGCGTGAACGAACAAATCGACCTGTTCGCCTTCCCCTGGCTGCGCTCGTCCACCGGCAGTCCCTGGAATGACAACTCTGCCGACGCGATCTATTGCAGCCATCTGGTCGAGCACGTTCCGCACCAGGTGAAACTCGTGCGCGCGCTGCCAGCGATCTGGCATAGGATCTATAACGAAAGAGTGGAAAATCTGGACGGCTGGTTCGTGTTTTTCGCGGAATGCTGGCGCATTCTCAAGCCGGACGGCCTGTTGTACGTGCGCGCGCCATTCGCCACGAGCAACGCGGCGCTTTCCGACCCGACGCACACGCGATACGTCACGCCCGGAACGTTCTCCTATCTGACCGGCGACAATCCCGACGCGCCGTTCGACTACCATGCGCCGCTCAAGTTCGAGCAGGCCGAGCCGGTGCTGCTGCGTTTCACCGAGGGCAACGCCGAGATCATCCAGGCCATGCCGCACGCGCTGGCCGAGAAGATGGTCTACCGCTATTTCAACGTGGCCGATGAGATCCGCATCGTGCTGCGGGCGGTGAAGGGAGAAGAGTCATGATAACGGAAATAGAATTGTCTTATTTGGCCGGCATTTTTGACGGTGAAGGTTGTGTCTCAACGGCAGGGGGACAGCAGAATATGCAGCTCCATTGTAGTGTCGGAAATACAGATCCGAAAATGTTGTTGCCTTTTGAAAATTTGTGGGGAGGAAAGATTACCCGCAATAATATCATACCGAAGCCAAATGAACGCCCATTCTATCAATGGCATATTTACTCACAACAGGCAGGGATATTCCTTAAAGAGATTTTGCCATATCTTGTGATTAAACATTCCCAAGCAGCCCTGGGATTACAATTGGTATCTCGTCCTGATTTGCGCCTTATGCGCGGTCATCCAGATATACGAGCCGAAGAATGGAAATTGCGGAGCTGGATCTGTGAAAAAATGAAGACACTTCGAGGACAATCATATCATTGGGAACCTAGATGAATATCTGTCTAGTATTTCCTCGTTCAACTTTTCTCATAGACCCGCTGGTATATCCACCTTTGGGCGTTTGGTATCTGGCCGCGCAGTTGGAAGCGCAGGGATACGCGACCGATTTCCGCGACCTGACTTGCGACCCGTTTCCCCAGGACGGTGAATTCGAGCAGGTCTGGATCAGCGCCACCAGCCCGCAGATGCACGAGGTCAGGCGGCTGGCCGGACTCACGCGCGCCTGGGAGAAAAGCGCGGTCGTCCTCGGCGGGGCTGCGCCCTGGACGAACCCCGATTCTTGCCGCGCTTTGGGCTTCGATGTGATCGTGTCGGGCGAGAGCGACCATCCGCAGACGGTCAGTCGGATCGTATCCGGGGCCGCGCGGCGCGCAACGACGCTTTCCTTTGCGCCGCCGATCACGCCCGGCCCGCTGGATTGGGCCTTGCCGCCCGTCAGGAGATGGGACGACAAATATCACGCGACGCTCCACGATCGCGAGGGGCGTCCTCATCGCACGACCACGCTCTTCACTTCGCGCGGATGTCCGATGGCGTGCGCCTTCTGCGAGTCGGGCAGGAACGGCGTGATCTGGGACCGTTCCGTGCGCTACGAACCCCTCTCCATCGTCGAGGCGCAAATCCGCGAAGCGGTCGAGCGCGGACACACGGGGCTGATGTACTACGACGACATCCTGCCGCTCAACAAGCCGCGCATGCTCTCCCTCCTGGAAGTGATGAAAAGGTACAGCGTCGTATGGCGCTGCTTCCTGCGCACGGACGTGATCTCGCACCAGGGCGGCCTGGACTACCTGCGGCAGATGGCCGAGGGCGGCCTGGTCCAAGTGCTGGCCGGAGTGGAGAGCGCCGACAATCGCATCAAAGCCAACGTCCATAAAGGCACGACCATCGAGCAGGATACGCAAGTCTTAGGCTGGTGTAAGCAGTTGGGCATTAAGTTCAAAGCGTCCTTCATCCTGGGCCTGCCGGGAGAAGACCGCGAGAGCATGGAGCGCACACGCGATTGGATTCTTACGCACCGCCCCGACCGGGTGGACGTGAACACGCTCATCCCGTTCCCTGGCACGCCTATGACGCGGCGCGCGGAAGATTATTTGGGTGTAAAATACGATGTGAAATGGGAAGAAGAACTGCCCGAGGAATTTTGGTTCAAGGGAGCGCGCGAGCACAACGAGTCTATCGTCTCCACCTCGCACCTGACGCGCCAGGAGATCACGGAGTTCCGCGACCGGTTGATGCAAGACATCGAACGGGAAGGGATACCTTATTAATGCAAATCACGATTGACGCCAGCGACTACCGCAAACTCGCGCGCCAGGCGAGCCAGGCCGAGCGCGCCACGGCCCGCGCCGCGCGCCAGGCGGTGAAGAGCGCCAGCTTCGCGGTCGAGAAGCGCGTCAAAATCGAGATGCCCGTGGACACGGGCCGGGCGCGCGCCTCCTGGGGGCACTGGACGCCGAGCGATATCGGCAAGCCGGGCAACGAGGCCAGCGCCGCCGATGCGACTTGGCGGAGCGAAGACGGCGGGCTGACGATCACGCAGGGTAGCAACGTCGGCTACATTGAGCAGCTCAATCAGGGCCATTCGCGCCAGGCCCCCGCCGGATTTTTGGACACCGCCCAACTCACGGGGCAGGTAGAACTTGAAAAAGAGTTGGGATTGATCGACCCGCTCGACCCTAACCTGCGCTGGCTGGAGTTGTAATGCAAAAAAACTATCCCTTTTCACGAAAAAAGAAGATTGTAGCCGTTTTTGAAAAGCCCGAAGACAAAACGTATATCTATTGGCGTTATGACGACGGCGAAGAATGCGGGGCTTATAATCTGATGTATCAGACTGATGCGGGTGGCATCCAAACGCTTAAGGCGTTTCTCGAAGAAGCCATGCAAGCCGACAAAGGGGCGGATAAAAACTGATGCCCTTCACCGCCCACCCCGGCGCGTTCTTCAATGTAGCCGGTTCTTTCAATGACTTTTTCGAGACGCAGATCACGGCCAAAGGGCTGCCGTCATGGATGACGAGCGCCGTCGTGAATTTTGACATGCCGCAGCAGCCGCTGACATTCCCCAGCTTCAGCGTCGCACACCTGGGAACGGAGACGCGCGAAATGGCGCAAGGCCGCGCGCTGGACGACGGCTGGCGCGGCGCGGAGCAGATCGGCTTGGCGGAAGTCTCTTGCTGGGAATCCTACGCGCGCGCCAGCGGGCTGCACGTGCGCAATCTGCGCCAGATGCGCGACATGGCCGCGCGCGTGTTCGCCACCGGCGCAGGCATCTCTATTCTGGACATATACGGTACAACCGCCAGCCCGACCGCGAACGGTACGATCATCCGCGCCAATCCCGCGCGCGAGACGCCGGTCGCGCCCGACCCAAACCCGGATGTGATGCGCGTCCGGCTGGTGGTACAATACCGCTGGCTGGAGCGAGTGACAGCTGGATAAACGATCCCAAGAGCCTGAGAGCCTGAAGGGGCGGGCGCGTAGCGTCCCGCCCTTACTAACAAAGGAGTCAGGCTATGTCAAGAGAAGTCAGGACGTTTGCTGAAGGAGCGCTGCGCTGGGCGCAGGCCTCGGGCACCGGCGGCTGGGCCACGGCCTCGGGCGCATTGACGGCGCTCATCGGGTTCGTCCAGGCCGGAACGACCTACAACTCGGCGCGCGGCGTGGCGACGGTCATGGAGCGCGGCACGGCCCATCATCACAAGGTCACGACCGTTAATGCGCAGGAACTGCAATTCACCTACCTGCAAGCTGTGACCGGCAACAAGGCCGCGCCTGCGACCGCCTCGGGCGCTTCGACCCCCCAAGTCCATTTTGAGATCAAGGGCACGGACACAGAGCTGCCGAGCGTCACGGCGCAGTATTATCAGTTTCACAACTGCGTCAAGGTCACGGAGGGCTGGACGGAAGGCGAAAACGGCAACCAGTGGCAGGAGACCTGGCGCGCGCTTTCCATGACCGGGCCCACCGGCAGCGGCTATATCGCCTGAGCCATGCCAGGGCCGGGAACGGGCGAGGTCTATGCCTTCGCTGAGGGCAAACTCTACTTATATGCCAGCGCGTCGGGGAGCACGAGCGGCAGCGGGATCGGCTTCGCGCAGAATGCCAGCCTGCGTTTCGTCTACGGCTGGCAGGAATTTCGCGGTTTCGGGCAGGTCTATCGGCGCGTTCTGACCGGGCGGCGTGCAGAGCTGGCGATCGAAACGCTCCTGGCCGACCTGACTCTTTTCCGGCTCGCCAATGCTTCCGCCGCCGTCAACGCGAAATTTGAAGGTTTGATTTCCAGCGGCGTAACGCAAAGCGCGCAATTCGTGCTGTATTCCGGCGCGGTCTCGGAAGCCAATTTCCAGCAGGCTGGCGGGGACCTGATGCGCGGGCGCTACGCGATGGCCGCCAACGCCTGGAGCGCCTTCGGGAACTAGGCGGATGATCTAACCCTGGCGCATGCCCGCCAGGGCAGGTGAGATCACCTTCAGGGAAATTACCCATGCTTAATGAGCCGATGCTGGCTACAACATTGGACGATTTGGGCACAACCCCGGTGCTTGTGACGTTGACGCGCCCGGACGGAAAGTTGATCCTGGTCCCCGTCAAGCCGCTTTCGGAAGAGGCCTTGTGGCAGCTGCGGCGCACGATAAGCAGGCCCAAACCGCCGGTCAAAGATTTTCAGAAGGTCAACGGGCGCGTGACGGAGATCCTGGACTACGACCATCCGGACTACGTGCGCGGCGTCGAAGAGGCTGACCAACTGCTGGCCCACCGCGTGCTTCTGGCGGCGGTGCAGATCGAAATCCCCGGCGAAACTGAAACTGAAAAAATTGACGCGCTCAAGAATCGCATGGGCGGATGGGCCTGGCGCGCGCTGCTGACCGTCTCCAACCGCCTGAACGCGGTGACGGAGGAGGAGATGGGAAACATCCTGCGCTCCTTTCGATCCGTTGATGCTGCTCTCCCACAAGACGATGATCCGCCGGGGGCTGACGCCGAGCCAATGGCGGAGATTGCCGCGCCTTGAACGGGCCGAAATGCTGGCCTATGAACGCTGGCGTGAAATGGAGCGCGCTGCGCTCCTGGAGCAGGCCGTCCGGCTTGGAAATGAAGCCGGACTTCTGGCGCAATTCCTGATCCTGCTAGGCGATTAAATGGCGACGCGCGAAACCACCATCCGGCTCTCGGTCGCCGACAACTTCTCCGCGCAGCTGCGCGCCTTCGCCCGCGCTATAGACGAAGGCGAGAGGGGCGTAAAAAGCCTGGGGAACAGCACGCGGGCGGCGCAGACCCAATCCGGGGACCTGCTCAAGACTCTGGGGGGCTACATCTCCGTGACGGCCATCACGGCCGGCGTGGTGGGCCTGGGCAAAGAGATCGTCCGCTTGGGGATGAATATGGAGCAGACGCGCATCGCCTTCACGACGCTCACCGGCTCGTCCGCCGAAGCGCAGCGGCACCTGGAAGAGCTGCGCGCCTTCGCCGCCAAGACCCCGTTTCAATTCACCGATTTGACCGAAGCCAGCAAGCGCCTGATGGCTTACGGCTTCACCGCCTCGGAGATCATCCCCATCCTGCGCGACGTGGGCGACGCCACCGCCGCCCTCGGCACGGGATCATTCGGCATTGACCGCATCACGCGCGCGCTGGGCCAGATGCAGACGCGCGGCAAGATCGCTAGTCAGGAGATGCTGCAGCTCACCGAAGCCGGCATTCCCGCCTGGCGCTTGCTGGCCGAGAGCATGGGCGTCACGACCGCCGAAGTGCAGAAGATGGTCGAGAAGGGCCTGATCCCCGCCGAGCAGGGCATCCAGGCCATCCTGGCCGGGATGCGCGCCGACTTCGGCGGCTTGATGGCGCAGCAGGCGCAGACGGCTGGCGGGGCGCTCTCCAACCTGGTGGACGCGCTGGAAGCGACGGGGACCAAGTTGGGGGAAGATTTAAACCCGGCATTGCGCGATACATTCGTCGCGCTCACCGAATTGACGCAAGGTTTGGACACGTTCATCTCCATCGCGGGTCCAGGTTTCTGGACGAGTGTCACAAAGGAGATCGACGCGCACCAACAGACGATCGTCGGCACGTCGCGCAGTTACGCCGATTACCGCGCCGAAATGGAGCGCACGAACATCATCGCCGGACGCGCCATCGAACTCTGGGAGGAAGGCGTTCCGACCGGTCGGCTCGTGGCAGACACGACCAATATCCTGACCGAGGCCGAATACAACCAGGCGCGCGCGCTCATCAACGTCGGCGACCAGCGCCGCGAAAGCATCGGGCTGCTGGAAGCGAATAACCAGGCGCTGTTGGACTTGCGCCCGACGCTGCAAGATCAGGAAGTTGCAGAGCAGGCGGCCAAAGAATCGCTCAAAGATTACAACGAAGCCTTGAAGGATCTGAACTTTCTGATCGCCGGGCCGATCCGCGAGGAAGACGAGAACTATATCGAGCGGCGCGACCGCATCCAGGACGAGATCGACCAGACGAAAGAGCGTTTAAACGAGTTGGCGGGCGTGCAGAGCGAAACGGCGGCGCGGGAAATGGAGAGCCTGGGGGAGCTCGAAACGAAATACGCCGAGAACGAAGCCGCGCACACCGAGGCCACGCGCAAGATCATCTTCAACATCGTTGCGCAGCAGCTGGCGAACGCCGATCTGACGCAGGAGGGCGCGGGGCATCTGACCGAGCTCGCCCGGCAGTGGGGATTGATCGACGAAAAGACTGCTGACGCGACGCAGGCTGTTATCGGCGCGGTGGGGGATGTCGCTGAATCCGGGAATTGGGATGATTGGCTGGAGCAGATCGACCTCATCACGAACGCCATCCTAGAAATCCCGACTGAAGTTCGGGTCAGCGTCCGCATCCAGAGCAATGTCCCAGGCGGGGGGCCAGTACCCGATGCGGGCATCCCGCCGGACGAAGGTCACACGGGCGGGGGTGGGGGCGGAGGCGGCGGCGCGCAGGCGGGCGGCGTCGTGATTGTCCCTAGCGAGCCGGAAATTGAGATCGGCGGAATGCGGCAGCACGGCGGCAGCTTCATGGCCGGGCAGATGATCGGCGTGAACGAATCGTGGGCGACGCGGCCCGAGGTCGTGGTGACGCCGCAGACGGGCGGATACGTCCTGACGCGCCAGGACGCGATGGCGGCCCTGGCGAATTCCGGCAGCGTGACGATCATGCCCGGCGCGGTCGTGGTCAACGCCGCGCCGGGGCAGGACGCGGGCGAAGTCGCGCGCGCCGCCGTGACGCTCCTGGGCCGCGAACTGCGCGCCGCGCTGCGCAACGGCGCAGGGACGCAATAATGACCACGGCTGTTTTCAAGCTCGTGAAAGGTGTGAAGTCGCTCGACCTGATGGCCGGGCGCTACTTGGTCGCAGAAGATTTCGTGCCGCCCGCCCCGGCCACGCGGCCCACGCTGGCGCGCGGATCGAGCGCCAACCGGAGCGGCGCGACGCGCGTCGTCGGCGTGAACGTGGACGAGCGCGATTTCACCTTCGGGCTGCACGTCCTGGGCGCGAGCGAATGGGAGAACCGGCGCGGGATCGCCGACGTGCAAGCGTTCCTCTCGCTGGCCGGGGACGAATCCGAACCGCTCTATCTGGAATTCAAACCGAACAGCGATACGCCCGCGCCGCTGTGGGGGCAGGACGGGACGCTCTTCTACGAAATTCTGCACGGCTGGGCGGGCGTATCGGAACTCTACGCGCAGACGCGCGACGCGGCCCTGCCGCAGTGCGCCGCGCGGCTGATCGTCAAGGGCGTTGCCGTCGGGCGCAAGCAGCGGCTGTGCTCGGCCAAAGGCGCGGCGCGCGAGGACGACATCGGCAAGAACTTCTCGCGCGGCCTGGTCGTCCAGGCCGGCCCGCTGACGAATCTATTCACCAATCCGGTGTTCGGAAACACGACCTACGACACGGGTTGGACGACGGCGGCGGCGCTGGTCAGCGAAAAGAACACCGACGAGAATTTTACCTTGTTCGGCTCGGCCTCGGCGCGGTTGTACTGCATCACGACGGCCACGGGCGCATTCACGCAGAGCCTGACGCTGGCGGTGGAAACACACGTTCTCTCGTGCTATGCCAAACGCGAGGACGGCGCGGCGGTGACGGCCAGTGACCTTAAGATCATTTACGACACTGTCGAGCAGACCACGACTTTCATTTCCGTCGGCGACGGCTGGTATCTCCTGCAGGCCAGCGTCACCGGCCTGGGCATCGCGGCGGCGACGGGCGTTTCCGTCCAGTATCCGCGCCAGGTCTACGTGGACGGTTTCCAGGCGCTGGCCGCCATCGACCAGCGGCCCTTCTTCTACGGCGACCAGCTCGGCTGCGCCTGGTCTGGAACGGCGCACGCCAGCACGAGCACGCAGACGGCGACGGTGCTCACCATCACCGCCACGGATGACACGCTCCGCGAAGCGCAGGGCTGCATACGCATCGTCTGGCGTCCGCACCTGGCGAACACGGTCTCGGCCTCGCTCGCGACGCAGTATCTGTTCTCCAGCGGCGCGTCCGGCTTGAACGCCTACTACCAGGCCAGCGACGACAAGTTCTATTTCACCGACGGGACGACGACGATCAGCACTGCGGCGCAGACGTTCGGCGCGTTCAATATCCTGTTCCTGCATTTCGTGTGGGGGCCAAGCGGGATCGCGATCTACAAGGACGGCGCCAGCGCGGCCTCCAGCGCCAGCTTCGACCCGGTGGCGGCGGCGACGCTCTACCTGCTGTGCAACAGTTCCAGCGCGCAGCAGGCGGTCTGCACGGCGATGGACTTCACCGTCTTCGGCGTGGAATTGACCGCGGCGCAGGTCAGCGACGACTACACCAACCTGACGCAGGTCGCCGCCGACGTGGAGCGCGTGGGGGCGCTGCCCTGGTTGTGGACGAAGGACGGCGACTCGATAGTCGATAACTGTGATGATTCGACGCGGGATAATTGGCTCGCCGCGGGCGGCCTGCCCGGCAGCCTTCAGGCGGAAACGGCGCTAGAAGTTCTTTTGAGCAGTTTAGGCTCAGTCTGGATCAGCCTGTGCGACATAGATTACGGCAAGTTTTTGTTGCCCACGAGCTTTCTATACGTCGAGCAGAGCGGCGTGGTGGACGCCAATTCGAGCGGCGGTGAATACCTGGATACGAGCGTCAATACGGGCAGCGTCCCCGTGGGAATTACGCCGTCAGGCTTCCTGACGGCGGGAGTTTACGATCTGCTGGCAGGACGCGAAGTGATCTTCTTTGCGCGCATGATGGACGCCGGGGCGAATTTGCAGATCGCCGCCGCGTTCGATTTCGGGAATTCCGAGACCGTCACCGAATTTTTGAGCGTCACGCTGGGGGCCGCCATGCGCCTGATGCGGACGCCGCCGATCGTCCTGCCTACGATGCGCTGGTTCAAAGATTACCTGGGCGTTTTTATCACCGGCGGGAGCTCGAATTGGACGCTGCGCGCTAAACGAAGTGTGGCCGGAGCGGCGAATGTCAGCGTAGATTATTTCGCGGTCCTGCCGCGCCCCATCGTAAAAGTTTCGACCATTACCACGGGAACGCGTTTTGTTCTGGATGCGGCGGGCGCTGTTCAAATCACTAGCGGATTGGCTGTGGATAAAGATCTGCAAATGATCGGGGATGTTCTGGAACTCGTACCGGGCAAGCTCAATCTGTTGATCTGTTTCAACGGAGATACGGACGCCAACCCGACCATCACGAATACGCTCACCTTCAACCGCATTCTTATTACCCCGCGTTATGCTCTGTTATGAATCTGAACGATCTAGCGCTCGAAATTTACAGCAGCGGGACGACGCGCGCCTCCGATATGGTGAATGATCTGCGGCGCGCTGAACAGCTGGCCTTTGACACCTTCTATCCCGGCGGCCTGTTCGGGACCTTCGCCTGTTTCATCCCGCGCGATCCCAGCGCGGCGTGGCCGTTCAAGGCCGGGCAGCGGCTGGTCGTGCGCAATGGCCTGAGCATCGTCTACGAAGGCGTGCTCATCTCGCCGGGGTATAGCGCGCAGCGCGAGCGCGGCGGGCGCTGGCTCGTGGCGGCGGGCTACTGGGGGCAGCTGCTCGGCGTGCGCGGCCTGAGAAAG